AGAATTGGTTCTACTACAGGAACTGCAAGAGTAACTGAACTAAGTCAATAATGCGACCAGGTTTTATATCAATTCGTAGTCAGGACAGGTATCGTAACCGTAGAACTGACGTACCGAATGATGCAATATTAGTAGAAGATTTAACCTACCTTTTAAAAGAGGGTGGCGATAACATCATACTTGAACAAGGTGTCGGTGTATCGTATGAGACTGATACGCCAATTCAAAACTAATGAAATTTAGTGAATTAGTTGACGTATTGAAGTCAAAAGAAAAAGATACAAAACAACAAACTAAGAACAAACAAAGATTAAAAGTATTAAGAAAGAGGATAAGACATGGCTGATAGTAAGATTAGTGAATTAACAGCATTAACATCTAGTGCATCAGATGATGTATTACCTATAGTAGACACTAGTGCAACTGCCACTAAGAAAATGACTATAGCAAATATATTTAAAGATATACCTGTAAGTGTAGGAATTAATTTTGATAGTCCTGCATTAAAACTTCATGTAGTAAATGATTTAGCATCAAGTCCACTATATGCAAGTAACCAATGTGCTGTATTTGAAGATGATAACAGACCAGGTATACAAATGGCTGGTAGTGCTAATAACATAGGATTGATAGACTTTGGAGATAACGCTGCATTTAACTCAGGTGGTATTCATTATAAACACGCATCAGATTCATTTGCTTTTGTTGCTGCTGGTGATGAACAAGTAACTATATCTAATGGTGTTCTTGGGCCAGTTACAGATTCAGATGTAGACTTAGGTACTTCCTCTTTGTACTTTAAGGATGCGTTTATCGATACTATTACTACTACTGGTGCTATTAATGGCTTTGCTAAAAGATGGGTTGCTTACACTGCAAACTTTACCGCAGTAGCTGGAGATAGAATACTTGCAGACACTTCAGGTGGTGCATTTACCGTTACTTTACCTGCATCCCCTGCAGTTGGTGATGAAATACACATACTAGATAGTGCTGCATCTTTTGATAACAACAATTTAACCGTAGCTAGAAACGGTAAAAAAATACAAGGTGCAACAGCAGACCTTACTATAACCACTGAAAATACAGGTATTGGACTTGTGTTTATGTCAGACACTTATGGTTGGAGAGTATTGGTTGATGCTTACAATGTAGATACTACGGAGCTGTAACATGGATGACATTTACAACCCTAATCAGGATGTACACATTGACAGAGGCACACGTAAACTTGTTGTTAAAAGTTCGCAAGACACTACACCAATCTTAGAACAAAATAAGATGTTTCGTAATCATATACCTGAAGCACAAAAAGGTGAGTTTCAACGTATTGCACAGATACCCCTGATTGCGTTAAAAGTAAAAACTAAAGAACGGTTTGGTCATTCTAACTTTTACAAGCTAGATAACGAACAACAAAAAAGTTTGGTACGTGAAATGGTAAACAGTAATGAGTATATGTATTTTAGAACAGGAGATAAAAGATTATAATGGCTTTAGATACATACGCAAACTTACAAACAGCAATCGCTAACTTTTTAGCACGTGATGATCTTACTACAGAGATTGTAGATTTTATCAAACTAACAGAAGCAGATTTTAATCGTAGACTACGAGTACGTGCTATGGAGACAGTTAACACTTCATTTAGTATTGATGCAGAGACCGAAGCACTACCCACTGGTTTTTTGCAAACACGCAGTTTTATCTTAGCTACTAATCCTAAAACAGCTTTACAGTTTATGACACCGTTTCATCAAGCAGAAACACAAGGTGGTTCATCAAGTGGTAGACCACGTGCATACTCTATCGAGGGTACAAACTTTAGATTTAGTCCTTCACCTGATAGCACCTACACAGCTACTATAGTATTTTACAAAGCGTTTGATAGTTTAAGCTCATCAACTACAACCAATCATATTCTAACTAATCATCCTGATGTATATCTTTATGGTTCGTTATATTTTGCTAGTACATTTATTCGTGGTATGGATCCACAAACTGTTGCTCAGTTCAAAGGTCAATACGAAGCTGCACTACAACAAGTAGAACTTGCAGATGAAAAAGATAAATATAACGCTACACCATTAGTACAACAATCAGGTATAAGTATAAACAACATTGATAACGTAAGATAATGCAAGTACCTTTTGGAGAATGGCTACCTGACCTACCCGATCACGTGAATCCTGGTGCTACTGAGGCAAAGAATGTTTTTCCTGCAGTAAATAGTTATCGACCATTTAACAATATTTCAGTTACCTCAAGTAACGCACTAGATGCACGATGTCAGGGTGCCAAAGCCTTTAAATCTGACAGTGGTGTTGTATCTATCTTTGCAGGTGATGCTACCAAATTATATAAACTAACAGCAAATGCTTTTGTTGATGAAAGTGGTGGCACTACTTTTAGTTACTCTGATGAAGGGTATTGGGACTTTGTAAGGTTTGGTGAAGTTGTAGTAGCTTTTAATGGTGATGATGCACCACAAGCATGGACACTAGATAGTTCCAGTGATTTTGCTGCATTGTCAGGATCACCACCAGCATTTAGACATGCTGCCGTAATTGGTAATTTTTTAGTTACAGGTTTTCAGCCTTCTGCACAGAACAAAGTACAGTGGTCAAGTTTTAACGATCCAACATCATGGACTGCAGGTGTAAACCAAGCAGATTCTGAAGTATTGCCTGAAGGTGGAGTTATTACTGGTATTACTGGTGGTCAGTATGGTTTAATATTTCAAGAGTCACGTATTACTAGAGTAGACTATCGTGGTGGTAATGTAGTGTTTTCATTTAGACGTATAGAAGAAAACAAAGGTGCGGTGCAAGGTAAGAACGTAATTCAAGTTGGTAATCTTGTATACTATTTATCAGAAGATGGTTTTTATGTAACTAATGGTACACAATCAAAACCTATTGGTGCCAACAAAGTAGACCGTTTTTTCTACAATGATTTAAAAACTGCATTAAGAGAACGTGTTAGAGCTGCTTACGACCATGAAAATAAATTAGTTATGTGGTCATATCCATCTGCTACTGGAAACAACTCAGGTACACAAAACGATAAAATTATTATATACCACATAGCAAGTGATAGATGGTCATTGGTAGAATTAGATCACGAAGTCATCGTTGATAGCTTGTCACCTGGTTTTACATTAGAAGAACTAGATGATTATCCAGCATCAGGCACTAACGACATAGATGCAATTACTGTATCTTTAGATAGTCCAGCATTTATTGGTGGTCTACGTACTTTGGGTGTATTTAATACAGATCACAAATTAGGATCATTTGAAGGAGATGCACTAGAAGCTGCTATTGGAACTGGCGAGACAGAAATATTTGCTATGAACCGATCATTAGTTACACACGTTAGACCTATTGTAGATACAAGTTCTGCTACAGGTACGGTAAGTTTTCGTAATAGAGTTGCTGACTCTGCTACGACTACTAGTGCTTCAAGTATGCACTCAACAGGAACAATACCGTTTCATAAATCAGCAAGATATTTTAAATTTAACTTACAAATACCAGCAGGTACTACTTGGTCAGATGCACAAGGTATTGATGTAGAAGCAATCAAAGAAGGATATAGATAATGGCAAACGGAAATGTAATGGGATTACTTGGAAATTTTATTCAACAAAATCCTAACATGTTGAATCAACTGCAACCACCAATGACAACTGTAAGTGGTGGTGTAAATTCTTTTCCTAACGCTTTTGATCCAGGATCACAAAAAATCCCATTTGGAACAGGTATGAGAACTGCTGATTTTAGAGATTCAAACAATGACGGTATTGATGATAGAGATCAAGGATTTCAAAATTTACCAGGTTTTAATAGAGGAGTAAACTTACCAATAAATATTGGTAATAATCCTTCTTTAAATCCAATTCAAGATGGTATGTTTCGACCACCAATGCAACAACCTGTGCAAAATCAAATGCCTGTTGCTGGTTCTTTTTTAGATCAATTACAACAATCAACTCAAGTTTTAAACAACCAAATACGTAACGTAGTACCACAAAACAGTTTTGTTGGTAATCAGTTTCAAATGCCATTTAATTTTGGTGGTGGTTATGGTTATCAACCAAGTAATTTTACTTATACACCACAACCATTTAATCAATATGGTAATATGTTTGGTTTTAATTTACCTTTTATACCAGGTATGGAAAAAACTACGTTGCCAGTACAAGATCGTGAAGGTAGAAGCGGTGAACGTGGTGGATTTAGTGAAAACCAAGCACAGGATAGATTTACAAGAAATCCCGATGGTAGCATAACTAAATTTGACGCAAGTGAAAATCAATTTAGTAATTTTATGCCTTCTGATATAAATTTATCTTTTCCCGACATGTTGTTTGCTAGACTTTTAAATTTGCCAACAATACCTAATGTTGTAAGAGGTTTATTAGATGGTTCTCTTGGCATGGGTGATGCTGGTGATAGAACGACAGGATTCGAAGGTACTGGTACTGGACAAGTAGGTAGCACTGGGCCTACTGCATATTCACAAGCTAGAGCTTTAGCTATGGTTAAAGCTGCTGAATAAGCTGCAACAAAAGAAGGTCAAAACCAACAAAGCCCAACAGGGCCTTTAGGCGGTCAAGTCGGTAGCGGATCACAACCGCAAGGGCCATTTGGCATTGGTGATAAAGGCAAAGACAAAGATAAAAGTGGGCCTCAAGGTGGTGGTGGTAGTGGTCAATCTGGCCCTGATGCTGCTGGTGCTAAAGGTAGTTCATTCTGTTTTGCACCTGATACATTAATACAAATGGCTGACGGCTCAGAAAAAGAAATACAAAATATTAAACTTGGTGATAATACTAAAGGTGGTAAAGTTGAATTAGTAGTGCAAACTTTAGGACACAATGTTTATAATTATAAAGGCGTTGAAGTTTCTGGTAGTCATTGGGTTGTAGAAGATGGTGAATACATTGAAGTAGAAACTAGTAAACATGCTCAACCAATAGATGATAAAGAAATGTTATATTGTTTAAATACTTCTGACCATGCTATATGGGTTAAAGAAATACAGTTTTCTGACTTTATTGGATTTGGATTAGATTACTCTGTACCTGGTGTACATAAATTTTGGGAGTCTATAAAAGATAGGCACACAGAAAGCATAAATTAATGGCTAGTAAAATAGACCTACAATACATCTATCAAAACATTGACTCAACTGAGGAGTTTCAATTAATTGTAGAAGAACTTACTAATCAACTAATACGGTATCATAACGATGAAAATCAGGAGGTAACATCATGGTTTCTAGCATAGATCAATGTAAGAATTGCGAACATAGTTGTCATTGTGGAAACAATGGTGTTTGTGTAAGTTGCAAGTGTGCAAATTGTGAACATTTTGCTTACGAGGATTATTATAAATCATTAATGAAATTAAGTAAGCATAGAGACTAATGGCACATACCTATAAAAACTCAAAGGTAGATTTAACTACAACTAATGATACAGTTTTATATACATCACCTGCAGCTACTGTAAGTATAGTTAAATCAATACTTGTTTCTAATGATGATGCCAGTAATGCTTGTGAAATCACAGTTACTTTACTTAACACAGGTAATGATGTATTTAGTTTATTTAAACAAAAAGATATAGCTGCTAAAACAACTGCTGGTTTATTTACTAATCCTCTAGTTATGGATGCTGATGAAGGATTATAAATACAAGCAGAAAATGCAAATGATTTGCATGTTATATGTAGTTATTTAGAAATTTCATGATTGGCATTGTACAGATACCACAAGAAAACATAGAAACAGTTTGGAACTTAGTAGATGAGTCAATTACTAAGGCATTAGCTTATTCAGGACACCATTTTAATACTTCAGATGTATATGAGGCGTGTTTAAG